CCAGCCCCGACGATGCCGTCACCGCTCTCGTCTCGCAGATCTGGCAGGACAACCAGCTCAACCTGGAGATGCCCGATGTGTTCCGCCGGGCCGGTGAGTTCGGCGACGCCTACCTGATGGTCCTGCCTGTCGAGGACGACAAGGGCAACGTCGTCCGGGTCGAGATGTTCTACAACTCGCCGCAGACCGTTCGCGTGATCTACAGCGAGGACAACCCCCGCAAGAAGGCGTACACGATCAAGCGGTGGTGCGAAGGCATGTACCAGCGGGCCGAGTTGTACTACGACGACCGGGTCGAACGCTGGACCACGGGGGAGAACTCCAAGGGCACCAAGTCGGCCGACTGGCTGTACTGGCCCGCCGACCCGGAAGACCCCGAGTCGTGGGTGATGTTCCACGACTGGGGCGAGCAGCCCGTCTTCCATTTCCGCACCGACCGGCCCTACGGCGTGCCCGAGCACTACGGCGCCTACGGCCCCCAGAACGCGATCAACAAGCTCCAGCAGACCCACATGGGCACGGTGGATTACCAAGGCTTCCCGCAGCGGTACGCGCTCACCGAGACCGCCAACACCGACACCTCTGACTTGGAGCCTGGTGATTTCGCCGACAATGACTGGCCGTTCCCCGAGAAGGGTCTCGGCCCGAGCGACTCCGGCGCCGACAGCAGCCTGAAAGCCGGGCCCGGCGAGATGATGCTGCTGCGCGGCTTCAAGGCCGTCGGTCAGTTCGATGCGGCGCAGCCGGGTGTGTTCCTGGAGCCGATCAATTTCAACGTGCGGGCGATGGCGCAGATCACCGACACGCCGCTGCGCATGTTCGATCCGGAGCCCAGCCGCCAGCGTTCCGGAGTCTCCTTCCAGGAGGAAGACGGCCCGTTCGTCAGCAAGGTTCAGCACCGGCAGACCAGCTACGGCGCGACCGTCCACGAGGCATTCACGTTCGCGCTGCGCCGCCTCGGCGTCGCCGACCCCGTGATCAACGTGGACTGGGTGCCCGCCCGGTCCGTGACGGACGCGCAGGGCTGGCAGACCGTCAACGAGAAGATCCGGGCCGGCGTGCCCCGCAGGCAGGCGCTGATGGAGGCGGGCTACCGGGCGGAGCAGGTCGACGCCTGGCTCGCCGGCGTGGACGACTCCGAGCTGCAGCGCCGCGTCGACGTCCTCGCCAGCCTGGCCGACTCGGCGCAGAAGCTGGGTGCCGCCGCGGCCCTCGGGGTCGTCACGAGCGAGCAGGTGGCCAGCCTGATGGCGGGCACGATCTCCGACATCGAGGCCCTGGCCGTGGCGCAGGAGGAGGGCTGATGCCGTACCGCAGCGACCGGCTCGCCCGCCTCGTCCAGGACGACCACACCGGCCAGGTCATCGACCTCGAAGACCAGATCGTCACGGCCGCACTCGGCAACAGTGAGAGCCTGTTCGCCCAGCTGATTCGGCGGACACTGGCCGCGTGGACGCGGGCTTTCGGTGGCCCCGACCAGCCTGCCGTGCCCGGCGACCTGCTGCGCCGCATCCTCGCCGCCGCGCGCGCTGCGGTCCGCCGCATCCTCGACGACGTCGTCCCGCAGGCCGACGACGCGCTGACGGGCAGCCTCGGTGACGCGCTGCTCCTCGGGATGCAGCAGGGCCGCGAGTTCCTGCGCGCAGCAACAGGCCGCAGCCGCCGCACCCCCGACGCGCCCCGGCCCAGCCGCACCATCCGCCAAGAGGCCCACCGCATCCGCGACATCATCACCACCCGCCGTGACCGCGCCCTCCAACTGCTGCACCCCAACCGGGTCACCCGGTGGACCGATCTGCTGACCGGTCTCGGCTCAGGCCATGCCAGCCTGTCGGCGGCCCGCGCTCACATCTCCTGGGTCATCAACACGGCCGTCAATCAGGGCCTCGACGAGCTGATCCGGGCGACGGCGAAGACGCGCCTGTGGGTGGCGGAAGCGGACGCCTGTGTGCGCTGCCTCGCCTACACGGGCCGCGTCGTCAAGGTTGACGAGCCGTTCCCGGGCGGCCTGTCGTGGGACCCGCGACAGCGCCGGGTGGCCGAGCCGGTCGAGGGCCCGCCGCTGCACCCGCATTGCCGCTGCCGCACCGTCCCGTGGTCCGACCGGTGGACGGCCGACGGCGTTCCGTTTCCGCTCGCCCTGCAGCGGGAGGCTCACCGGGGCATCGCCTACGGCCGGGCCCGCCCCTCCGAATCCAGGGCTGCACGCATCCGGGCGGCGGGGGAACTGCTGCGCACCGAACCCGACCTGCTGCCCGCCGTAGAAGCCCTGGCCCGTACCGCCGTGCGCACGGGCCGCTTCGCCCAAGCCGCATGACCCCGGCGCCCGCGACGGGCGTCGACAACCAACCCGTGATGGGAGCACCAGATGGGCATCCAGACCGACACCGACGAACCCGACATCGACGTCGAAGTCGACGACGAGCCGGACACCGAACCGGACGTCGAACTCGACACCGAGCCGGACGAGACGCCGAAGCCCAAGCCGCCGACGAAGAAGGACGACCCGAAGCCGGGCGACGCCGACTACGAGCCGCCGTCCAAGTCCGAATGGGCGCGCACCCAGGCGGCGTTGAAGAAGGCCAACGACGACGCCAAACGGCACCGGCTCCGCAACAAGGAGCTGGAGGACAAGGCGCGCGGCGACGAGTCCGACCACGAGAAGGCCCTCCGTGAGGCCCGCGAGGAGGGCGAGAAGCGCTACCGGCAGCCCCTCGTCCGAACCGCCGCCCGATCCGCCCTCGTTGAGGCCGGGGCGCTCGCGTTCCTGCAGGACGAGAAGGAGCCTGAGTCGCAGGCCGCCCGGGAGAAGGGCGAGTCCCGCCTGACGCGGCTGCTGAAGCTCGTCGACACCGAGGGCCTCGACGTCGACGAGGACGGTGCCGTGTCCGGCTTGGAAGCCGCGATCGACGATCTGCGCCGCGACTACCCGGAGTTGTTCGCCGCCCCGTCGCGGAAGCCGAAGGTGCGGCCCACCGGTGCGCCACGGCAGCCGGCTGTCGAGAAGCCCAAGTCCACGGCGGATATCCACGCCGCGAGGCTTCTGGGCAGGGCTTGACCTCAGAAGGTATATTCAGCACCAGGTGAATTACTCCGGTGATCGGAGTCAGCCGCCGCCCTGCTTTGCGAAGGCGCCCGTGATGGGGCCCGAGCCCAACAGCTTCCCCATCACGCCGCCCGCAGGAGGGCCATCATGGCGCGCAATACGCTCGAAGCATGGATCCCAGAGGAATGGGAGACCAGCCGAGTCGTCCAGTCCATCACCCAGATTTCCGCCGTTGAGGCGCTCGCTGCCCGCATCACCATGGGCTCCGACACCAAGCACGTTCCCCGCACCGCGGGCATGGACGTCGCGGTCGTCGCGAAGGGCGGCACCTACGGCGAGGACACCAGCCTCAACGACGAAGTCCTGTTGAGCGCGGTGAAGTTCGGCAAGGCTGCGCGCATCGCCGAAGAGGACATCGACGACTCGGTGGCCAACATCATCGAGGCGAAGATGATCGGCTGGGGGAAGAGCTACGCCAAGCTCATCGACAACGCGTCCCTCGCCGTCAGCGCGGCCAGCAACGGCACGACCATCCCGTTCACGTCGCTGTACCAGCTGCTGAACACGACGGACGCCACCCTCAGCTACACCGGCGGCGCGAACATCACCACCGCCTCCTCGTCCGGCGCGCCCACGTACTCGGAGTTCTCCACCGCCATCGGCAACGTCGAGTCCGGCGACTACTTCGACCCGGGCTCCATGGTCGCCATCGCGCACCCCGCGTTCCGCAAGAGCCTGCGCGGCGTCCTCGACTCCCAGAACCGGCCGATCTTCATCGAGGGCCTGGGCGGCACCCCGGACACCGTCTTCGGTGTCAACATCCGCTGGAGCCTCGGCGCGAAGCTCGCCGCGACCGCCACGTCGACGCCGACCGGCCGCGCGCTGATGGCGTTCGTCAACCCGGAACTGATGCTCCTCGGCGTCCGGTCTGGCCCCGAGTCCGTGTTCATCGACGGCCGGGACGGACTGTCCGCCCTCACCGACGAGTCGATCCTCAAGATGCGCGCCCGCCGCGGCTGGGCCTACGGCCACCCGAACGGCGCATCCATCCTCGTCGGCTGACCCCCCGAACCCGCACCGCCCGACGGCTCCGGGCGGTGCGGCGACAGGCAGGGAGGTGAGCCGTGGCAGCAGCGAAGAAGACCGCGAGCAGCAGCCGCGCCAGGCAGCACCCGGCCAAGGCAGGCGAACCCGAAGTCGAGGTCGACGAGCGCTCCGCAGACGGCAGCGACGGCACCCGCTTCATCAAGGAGTTCGTCGTCCTGGCCGCACGGTGGACTGACGAGGACTACCAGCACGAGGCCAACCGTGCCGGCATGGTCGGCGAGGCGATCCAGCGCGGCCTCCACCCGCGCGGCACCGTCTCCTTCGACGGCCAGGAGCAGCACCCCGACGGCCTGTCCCTGATCCTCACCTACTCGGTGGACACAGTCCCGGCCTCGGTCGACCACCAGTCCGAGGACACGACCACGCCGCGCCAGGTCATCGAGGGCAACGGCTGATGGCCGCGGCCTGGGCGAGCGCGCAGGACGTCATCGACACCACGGGTGTCTCGGTGACGGAACAGCAGCTTGTCCAGGCGCAGAAAGCTGTCGAGGTCTTCTCGAACCGCATCTACCCGGACTCGGAGCGGATGCGGTCGAGGGACCTCTACTGGCTGGGCCAGGCCGTCGCCTACCAAGCCGCGTGGCTGGCAGGCCAGTTCGGGCTGGAGACGCGGCTGGATGCCACGCAGATCCAGCAAGACCAGGTCTCCACCACGCTGCAGGGCGACGGCCTGGTCCTCGCACCCATGGCGGGCCGCTCCTTGCGGCGCGTGTCGTGGATGCGATCGAGGACCGTCCACATCCGCTCGGCCATCGAGGGCGCCGGACCGATCACCGGGGATGCCCTGACGGACGGCGCCGACGACCACCTGGTGTGGGCCCCGTACACAGGGGGCCCGTGATGCAGGCCGTGGCCACCACCAGCATCAGCATCCTCCGCGGCGTCACCACTGACGCCTATGGCGACGAGCAGGACACCGATACCCCCGTCCATACCGGCATTCCGGCATCCCTCACCGAACAGACGAGGCGGGTGACCACCCGGGACGATCCCGTCCCCCGCATCGTCCGCTACGCCGTGGCCCGGGTTACGGCCGGAACGGACGTCACGGACCAGGACCGCATCCGTGACGAGCGCACGGGCGCCGTGTACATCGTCGAGGCCGTGTCCTCGATGGCCAATCCCGCAGCGGCAGCCGACCTTCGGCTGGACCTGCGGCGCACCACCTGACAACCACATAGGCCACCAGCTCGGGGAGACCGGGCGGCCACGCACAACCCACCTTCGGAGAGGAGGCGGCCATGGCGCGATCCAGCATGCGACTCGACCCGTCCGCGCGCACGCACGTCGACGCGGCGGTCAACGACTGGCTTGAGAACACCATCGGCCGCGACATCCTCGGCGACGCCCGCAGCCTCGCCCCCAAGCGCACCGGCCGCCTCGCCGAGTCCCTGCGCGCGGAGGTCCACGACAAGGTGCTCCGCGTCGGCAGCCTCGACGTCAACTACGCCATCTACGTGGAGATGGGCACGATGCCGCACATCATCCTGCCCAGCAACAAGAAGGCGCTGTACTGGCCCGGAGCCCGCCACCCGGTCGCATACGTCAACCACCCCGGCACCGCTCCTCAGCCGTACCTTCGGCCAGCCTTGTTCCAGCGGAGGACGCCATGAGCCTCGTGCTGCGCGCCACCCCCGAGCTTGTCGCCGAGGCATGGCTGAAGACGGTCGTCGGCGACCGCGTTGCGACCACTCTGCCGAAGGACAACAGCAGCTGGGCGGCGTCCGGGTTCTGCACCCTCGTCACGGCTGGCGGCACCCCCCACATGTACGTCCCGCTCCGCGAGCCGGTCATCGGCGTGGACTGCTGGGCTGTCAGCCCGCAGTCCCAGAAGCCTCCGTGGAACAAGGCGGCAGCGCTGGCCGAGGCGATCGTGGCGGCCTGCCAGGACCACCGGGCCATCGCGCAGACCGTCACCCTGCCCACCGGCTACCCGGCCGCGCAGGTGAGGGGCGCCTACGTCACCGGCGACCCGCGGCGCATCCCCGACGACCCGTCGTCGTATGCCCGCTACAGCATCCCCGGCCTCGTCGTGACCTGGGTGGAGGTGCCGTCATGAGCCGCTACGCCCTCCAGGGCGCCCTCAGCCGCGACCTCCTCACCTGGAACGGCCGCGTCCTCGTCCACGACAACGCGGCCGAGCTGGAGTTCCTCGTCACCGGGGACGTCCGCGTCATCCCCTGCCCGAGCGACATCCCGCCCGAGCAGACCCTGCCGATCCGCTACCACCCCAACTTCGCCTCCGTGACGTGGCCCCTCGACCGTAAGGACTTCCGGTGATCCACACCATCGCCACCACCATGCAGCCCGACGTCGTCCTTGAGGTCGAGGACGCCGAGTACACCGACCTCAAGCGACAGGGCCTGATCCTCGTCGACCACACCGAGCAGGCCGCGGCAGCCGCCCCGGCCACCAAGAAGGCCGCCCCGTCGGCCACCAGCAAGGAGGGCTGACCCTTGGCGGTCACCGGAACCAACCTCGTCCAGGGCCCGGCAACTCTGTACTCCGGCGCGTTCGGGGCGACCGAGCCGGCCGACTCGGTCGTCAATGTCACGCCGCCCGCCTCGTCGTGGACGGACGTCGGCGGCACCGACGGCGGCGTCAAGTTGACCATCGACCAGTCGTACACCGAGCTGGAGGTCGACCAGATCGTCGACCGCGTCGGCTCCCGGCTCACCAAGCGCAACTTTGTGGTCGAGACGGCGATGGCGGAGCCGACCCTCGCGAACCTGAGCCTGGCCCTCAACGGCGGCACCAGCGCCTCGGGATCGGGCTACGCCAGCTTCGATCCGTCCTTCGCGAGCTCGGCGACGCAGCCCACCTACAAGGCGCTGCTCTTCGACGGATGGGCCCCCGGCGGCACCTTCAACCGGCGCGTCATCGTCCGCAAGGCCCTCTCCACGGACGCCGTCGAACTCGACTACACGAAGGACAAGAAGACGATGTACGGCGTCAAGTTCTCCGGCCACTACGTGTCGAGCTCTATCAGCCCCATCCACATCGTCGACCAGACCAGCTAGCCGCTGACCGTCCCTGCACGTATCGAGGAGCACCATCCATGGCATCCACCACCCCCAACCGCACCCGCCAGGGCGCTGCGGTCCGCAAGAGGGCCGCAGCCAAGCCCGCACCCGTCGTCGACGAGGAGTTCGAGCTCGTTGAACTGTCCGGCACGGTCGAGGAAGAGGAGCGCACCCCCCTCTTCTCGATCGACGGCGAGGTCTTCACCGTTCCCAAGTTCGTGCCGCAGGGGATCTCCCT